GGCAGTGGAACATGCAGACTCGCCGCTTCAGTGGATGTTTGAGATCAGCGATCACCGCAACGACTCGCGTGAGATCGTCGCGTTCCTTCAGTATCTGAAAGACACCGATGCCCGCATGATCGGGTTCAACAACCTTGGCTTTGACTACCCCGTGGTGCACACACTCGTGCGCATGGGTCATAGTGATGCCAACACGCTGTACCAAAAGGCAATGGCAATCATCAACGCGCAAGACGATGATGGTGGCCGTTGGATGCACTCGGTCAAGACCTCTGACCAGTTTGTCACGCAGATCGACCTGTTCAAGATCCACCACTTTGACAACCGCGCCCGGTCCACCAGCCTCAAGGTGCTGGAGTTCAACATGCGCAGCGACACAATTGAAGACCTGCCGTTCCCTGTGGGCACTACACTGAACCGCACACAGATCGAAGTGCTCAAAGAGTACAACAAGCACGATGTGGCGCAGACCAAGGCGTTCTATCACCACACGCTTGACATGATCCACTTCCGTGAAGAACTCACGCGCAAGTACGCCCGGGACTTCATGAACCACAACGACACCAAGATCGGCAAAGACTACTTCGTCATGAAGCTGGAAGAAGCCGGTGTCGCCTGCTATGACTTTGGCCCCAAGGGTCGCACACCCCGGCAGACCAAGCGCCCAGTGATCGCGCTCAAGGACGCCATCCTGCCGTGGATCAACTTCGAGCATCCTGAATTTAACCGGGTGATGAACTGGCTCAAGGCTCAGACCATCACCGAAACCAAGGGGGTCTTCACGGACCTCACAGCAACAATCAATGGCTTTACTTTTGTCTTCGGCCTTGGAGGAATCCACGGCTCCATCGAGTCAGAGGTCATCGAGTCTGACGGTGAGTACGTCATCGTGGACTTGGATGTCACTTCATACTATCCAAACTTGGCAATCACGAATGGGTTTCACCCGGCCCATCTCGGAAAAGAGTTTGTCAGCATCTACAAGCACCTGTTCGAGCAGCGCAAGTCGTACCCCAAGAAGTCAGCCGAATCGGCAATGCTGAAGCTGGCGCTGAACGGCGTCTACGGTGACAGCAACAACCAATTTTCAGTGTTCTACGACCCGCTGTTCACCATGTCGATCACGCTCAACGGTCAACTGCTGCTGTGCCTGCTGGCCGAGGGGTTGATGCACATCCCCGGCCTGCGCATCATCCAGGTCAACACCGATGGCCTGACAGTGCGTGTGCCTCGCAGCCACAAGATGTTGGTCGATCTGGCCCGCGCTGCATGGCAGTCGCGCACCGGCCTCAATCTTGAGGAGGCCGTGTACAAGGCCATGATGGTGCGCGATGTCAACAACTACATCGGCGTGTTTGAGAACGGCAGCACCAAGCGCAAGGGTGCTTACGAGTGGGACATGGAGTGGCACCAGAACGCTGGTGGGCTGGTGATTGCCAAGGTGGCCGAGAAGGTGCTGGTCGAGGGTGCTCCCATCCGCGAAACCATTGAGCAGTGGCCCGACATCATGGACTTCATGCTGCGCACCAAAGTGCCCCGGTCAAGTCACTTGGGCATCGAACGTGACGGCGTGACATCGCAGCTTCAGAACACCACGCGCTACTACGTGGCCGAGGGTGGCGGGCAGTTGGTCAAGTACATGCCACCGCTTGCAAAGAAGCCCGAGCAGTGGCGCAAGCTTGCCGTTGAGAGTGGCTGGGGTGTGCAGCCCTGCAACGACATCAAGGACGCTGGCAAGCTGCCAGTCGATTTCGATTACTACGTCAAAGAAGTGGAGAAGCTATGTCTCAGTTTGAAGTGACTATGGAAGAAGATGAAGCGTTTGACGCACTGGACAAACAGGTTGCTGGCAACCATTACAAGGACTTGCCGATCCAGCCAGTCGAGTACATCCACGCAAACGCAATTGGGTACTTTGAAGGCAACGTGATCAAGTACGTTTCCCGCTGGCGCAAGAAGAACGGCATTGCTGATTTGGAAAAGGCTAAGCACTACATCGAGTTGCTGATCGAACTGGAGACACGCCGTGCTGGAAAAACAGATTGAAGCCAAGGTCTGCGACTACGCCAAGTCCAAGGGTGTACTGGCGTACAAGTTCACCAGTCCCGCCCGTGCCGCTGTGCCTGATCGTCTGTTCATCGGACCCGATGGGCGCATGTGGTTCTGCGAGTTTAAGCGCGAGGGTCAAGTGCCTACGCCTGCGCAGTACCGGGAGCACGAGAAGCTGCGCCAGCAAATGGTCAACGTGTTTGTCATTGACAACGTGGCCGAGGGTAAGTTGATGGTTGACGTGATGGTGATGGGATGCTGACACCTGACCTGCTCCACGGCTACCAGCAAAAGGCTGTCAACTTCCAGTCCACGCACCCCAACTCGATGTTGTGGCTGGACATGGGACTGGGCAAGACCGTGATCACACTGACCACGCTGGCCCACCTGATCCGCACCAGCTTCCTGCGCGGCGTGATCATCGTGGCTCCCATCCGAGTCATCCGGCTGGTGTGGCGTCAAGAGGCTGCGAAGTGGGAACACACCAAGCACCTCAAGTTCAGCATGGTAGCGGGCACCAAGGACCAGCGCACCCGCGCTCTCTTGCGGCCTGCTGACGTCTACATGATTAATTACGAGAACCTCGGTTGGCTTGCCGAAACGCTGCAAACCTATTTCGTCAAGAAGGACCGCCCGATGCCGTTCAACGGGATTATCTGGGACGAGATCAGCAAGATGAAGAACAGCGCCACGAACCGGGTCAAGGCGTTTCGCAAGATCGCAAACCAGTTTGAGTGGACCACCGGCCTGACCGGCACTCCGGCCAGCAACGGGTACAAAGACCTGCACGGTCAATTCCTCGTGGTGGACAAGGGTGAGCGTCTGGGCACCAGCAAGACAGCGTTCCGCACTCGGTTCTACAAGAAGGTCGGACCCTACAAAGAGGTGGCCTATGAGGACACCGAGGACACCATCAAGAAGCTGATCGGGGACATCACGCTTGAGATGTCAGCCGAGGACTACAACCCGTTGCCTGACTTGATCGTCAACAACATCGAGATCGAGATGCCTGACGAGTTGCGGGCCAAGTACGACAGGCTGGAGAAAGAGTTCTTCATGGTGCTCGACAGCGGCAAAGAGATTGAGGCGTTTAACCAAGCTGCCTTGACCAACAAGTGCTTGCAGTTTTCCAATGGGGCCATGTACCCGATTGCCGGGATGCCGCTGTGGGAGCCGGTGCACGACATGAAGCTGGACGCGCTGGAGGACATCATCGACGAGGCCCAGGGGTCACCCATCCTGTGCGCCTATGCGTACCGGTCAGACGCGGCCCGCATCATGGAGAAGTTTAAGGCGCTGCGGCCCATCAACCTGACCGAGTGCAAGACCGAGGCATCCCTTACCAACGCCATGCACCGGTGGAAGACGGGCGACTGTTCCCTGATGATCGGTCACCCGGCCAGCATGGGCCACGGCATCGACGGGTTGCAGAACAACGGCCACATCCTCGTGTGGTATGGCCTCAACTGGTCGCTGGACCTGTACGAGCAGTTCAACGCCCGTGTGCGCCGTCAGGGCCAAGGGGCACCCGTCATGTGCCACCGCATCCTGATGCAAGACACATTGGACCAAGCACAAGCAATGGCGCTTGACCAAAAAGCAACAACTCAGGCCGGATTGCGCAACGCCGTCAAACAATACCGCATATCTAAAAATGTGTGATACACTTGTGTCACATTAACCACTGGAGTAACTGTAATGATCCGTCAAACCATTGAGTGGGTGAAAAGCGCCTACGCCACACCGACCGCTGAATCGCTGGCACTGCGTGAACTTGAGGACAGCAAGCGCAGGCTGCTGGAGGCCCAGACAGCGCGTGAATACGCCGACAGCATGTGCAAGTACCGCGAGGCGCAGATCAAGCGCCTGACGGCCTATTTGCACAAGGCCACTGAGGAGCAGTCATGAAAGACGAAGCATTGAAATTGGCGCTGACCGAGGCCCAAGTCGCAGCGATCACCGAGCCTGCGCTTGCGGCCCTGCGCAAAGAGCATGAGCGCATCTTAAAGCGTGAGGCTAGGAAGCTGGACAAGGCGCTCGCAGCGGCAAAGGAAGCTGCTGCTGACTACCAACGCACCCGTACCTTGGCACTCAAAGCCCAAGGCGAGATCAGAGAACTGAAACACAAACTGAGGGAATACCAATGAACTGCTGTGACGATTTTGGAGACTGCAATCAAGGCCGCAACTGCCCGGTGCGTGTGGCTAAGTACAAACCCGTGATGCGGGCCGCTGACCCACTGCCGCCAAGCGTCTGGCGTCAGCAGCTTCGATACTTGGCCGAGTGGATGCTGCTGGGCATTGTCGGCGTGGTGTGGCTGACCTTCTTGGCGACCTGCGTGTACTTTTACGCAAACTGACGGGTGCCAGCCTTGTCGATGATAAGCGCCTGCTTGCGGGGGCTGGTGTCCACGCTGTTGGGGATGCTGATGTGTGTCCAGCGGTCGAACTCGCGGATGACCTGATCGTAGCTGATACCACTGGCGATGATCTTGCGCACCACCTCGTCTGGGGTCATACCGGGCACACGGATGTCAGCAGCGCACCCGATGCGGTGCTGGCTGGTGTCTTTGCTGCCCACCGAGTCGTTGACCTTCTTGGACCGGAAGGCTGAATTGATCATGACCGGCTTGCCGTTCAGCACCACTTTGACCTGCTCCAGAAAGTCAGCCAGTCGCTTGAGGTTCTCAAGTTCTGCATCGTTAGGGCTGTTGTCCCAGCCGTTACGCTCGGCTGACTCGGAGGCCGTCAACTCGTCAAGGGTGAAGTGCGGTGTCAAATTCATTTTGCTGTTCTTGAGAGAATGTCAGTCTTGGCCTGGGAGCCAGCAGACGATCCGAAGTAGTAGGCAATGATGCCAGTCCACGCAGTACCCAAGCTGCCCAGCATCATCAAGATGGCCGGGTTGCTGCTGTCGATCTGGTTGAAGAACATCATCACCATGATGCCGAAGAAGCCGATGGTGACCGCGCCAGCCAAGATGGGAGGCATCAGGCTGCGAGTGGTGGCCTGCATGTCCCTGGCTGACTTACGGTCTTCCACTTCCAGCTTCTCAAAGTTTAGGCCAAGTTCTTGCGCTTGTTTTTGCAACTCGATCTCGGCAATCTTGACCTGGGCGATCTGCTCGGCTGACAACTTGTTGTTGGAGATCATGTCTCCCACCTTATCAGGGTCAACCCCAATGGCCTTGGAGATGGCCGACACAGCCATGCCTGCCAGTGGACCACCAAGCGCCGTGGCGATGGTGGGTGCGATTTGTTTAAGCCAATCCATGATTACCCTTTCGATGTGGTGATCTGATCGTCGCCTTTGGTGACTGTGACCTTCTCACCTTCCACGGTGACCTTCATCGGCTGCTCTTTACGGTCCAGTTTGTCCAGCTTGTCGATCAATTGCTTCATGACCTCAAACTCGGGTTTCTCTTGCTTGGCGTTGGCCCCGGCAATGCCGTTGAGCATGGAGATCAGGGCCGTGAGCGATGCGCCCAGCAGGCCCATGACAGCGGCAATCTTGTCCTTGTCCAGCACGAGGCTGGAGGCCACGCCGATGGTGACGATCAGAGTGATGTAGAACAGGCCGTGCTTGCCGATTGCGCGGCCCGCCACGTCCTTGGCTGGAGAACTGGCTTCCAGCTTGTTTAATTCGACTCGGGCTTGCGCCTTGATCAGTTCAATCTGGTGCATCTGATCGTTCATCTTAGTGCCCCTTGATCCAACTTAGGGTAAACCCTATTCCGCTGGAAATGATCGAAACAAAAGCCATTCCAGCCCAGAACCCGCCACGGCCTTGGTTTGCAAGGGCCACCAGTTTCTCGACATGACCTTCCATCTTGTCGATCTTGGTGCTCATCTCATCGAAGCGGCGTTCGTAACCCTTGACGCGCTCCCACAAGACTCCGTACTTCACTGGGTCGATCTCGGCCATTTCTGCTGATTCCATCATGAAAGTTCCCGTATTTTAACTAATTTGTATTAAGGTGCAAGAGCGTTTTGAACTTCACTGGCCGGGGCCAACATGTTTACAACAGCAGGTGTACGCAGCACCTTGGAGGCGGCTTTGCCAGTTTTCTGGAAGGGGTCTGCCAGCTTTTGACCCTTGGCCTGACGCGCCAGTGCTTTCTCAAGCGCAACAGCAGCGGCAGCAGGATCCAGCATCTCAGTGGCTAACTCAATCGCCAGCTTCTGGTCCAGCTTGCCTTGCATCCGGCGCAGCAGATCGTTAGCAACCGTGGTGACGTTGTTGATGAAGTTGGGAGCGCGGACGCTGCCCATAACCTCGGTACCCATCAGGTTCACATCAGGACCAGCGCCCCGGGCGGCACCGGCTTGCCGTTCAGTCAACTGCGCACGGGCCAAATCGGCACGGACATTTTCGACAATCTTGATCTGCTCGGGGGTCAGCACGTCAGACAGGTTTTGGAACCGCGATTCACCTGTGGCCCGCTTGATGGTGCCTGGAGCGTTTTCCAAGGCCGTGGCAAAACCAGATGCACGAAGCCGCGCCGTTTCTTCACCAAGAGCAGGGGTCAACTTGCCTTCAAGGTATTGACCGACTTCCATCTGGTTGATTGGCTTGCTTTGGGCAGCAAAGGTTTCCCGGGCCGTGCGATAGGATGGGGCTTTGCTCTCGGCCCAGTCCAGGAACTGGGCGCGGGTGCCTTTGATAGCGCCCAC